CTTCGCCAATGACCTTTGACGTTTCGGCATTCAGCACAGTTCGGAGATTGCCGCCTGTGTCGGTCGAGAGCGGGTTGCTCTTCGCTGTCGTGTATGTCGGCGCGCTGGTCGTCGTCGCCGTCAACGGCAGGTTGCCGACTTCACCCGCGGTCGTGCTGTTTTGGGCCAACGCCAAATCGGCGATAGCGCCAGAAACAAACGCCCCGGAGATAGCCGTGACCGCGCCGCCGCCGCTACCGCCGCCGCCGGACCCGCCACCCGAACCTGTCGGGATACCAGAACCGCCGACCATGTTGACGGTCGTCGTCGAGGTCGAAGTGATACAGGTTAGCTGCGTCGCCACGCCGACCGTGAAGGCGAACCAGCCGCCAGGGGGGATCGGCTGCTGGGCCGTGGTCGAGGACGCGCCAAGAGCGCAATACGCCGTGTTGGTCGCGCCGGCATTCGATGCGACGACGACCGTACCGGCGGGAAGAGTGCCCGTAACGCCGCCCGTGGTGACGCTGATCGGTGTGCCCACAGAGGCGGGCGCGAAACCGCTAATCGACGCCGTGACGCTGGCGCTGACCGGCAGTGGCGTGGCGGCAGTACAGGGAACCGCTTGGCCAGACACATCAAGGAACATGCAGACCTTGCCGTCCGCCCAACCACCACCAGGCGACGGCCAACTGACTTGGGCAATAGCGTTCGCCCCGCCAAGCCATAACAGCGCGGCGGCTAGAGCAAGGATTCTCTTCATGGTTACATTCCCGGTATCGTAGGCGCTACGGGCTGGGCGCCTTGGGGATTGGGTTGCTGCAGCTGGGGCTGAGGCGCGAGCAAGCCCATGGCCTCTTTCCAGAGTTGCGTCTGGAATGCGATGGCCTGCTGCTGCGTCTCATTGGCGGCTTGACCCGCCTCTACGCCAGCCTTCTGCGCCTGCGCATCGCTCTTGCGCGCGTCTGCCGCAGTCTTGGCGTTCTTCGCGGCGGCGCCCTCCATCTGGAGCTTTGCTGCCATGAGTTGCGGCGGTCCCGGAGGCTTCGGCGCCATCATTTGCAGGATCTTGTTCTTGATCTCACGCGGCCACGGCGCAATCTCGATCAGGACTTGCGGCGGGAATGTGCCGGGCGGGTAGCCCTTCAAGACATCAAACGCTTCCTGGCCAAGGCTGGCGCTGTCCGAGCCTTCCTCAAGGATGATATCAACGTCCAGCGCGCCAAGCGCATTGACCATAGCCGGACGGCCAAATTGATCTAGGCTCAACCCATTCAGTTGGATAAAAGCAGCCTTCTGCGCGTCGTTCTCGACCATGCGCAGCCAGCGCTCGGACTTCCAATGCCGCTGCGCCGTCGCCCAGATCGCGCGATATATTTGCAGTTTCCATTGCCGGATCGCGAGGACGAATGGGCCGAGTTCCGCCATGCCTGGCTGGCGCAGCAGCTCGATCGCTCGGCCTGACAGATTGGTGAGACCAGGGCCAGAGATCGCGGCAACGTTCAAATTGGCAAACTGATCAATCTCGTCCTTGGCCTCTTGGCTCATCGAAGTGAACGCGGCAAAATCCTGCGTGCGATCCTCGGGGGTAACGTCAAACCCCTTGTTCTTTTCAATCACGCCGTCCGGCCGCGCCCATTGGATACGCGTTATCTCGACGTCGTCGACCGCGCCCTTGTCCATAATCAGCTTGCGCGAGTTCGCGATGTGCAGCGCCTTGGACTTCGACTGATTGAGTGAGTCCTGCGGTCCCTTGAGATTTCGGACGAAGCCGTAGCGGTCGCCGACGTGATCCACTGCAACAGAGAACATCTTGAATGAGGATATCGTCTTATTCTTTTCGTTAAAGAACGGAGAGATTCCCTCATCCAGCAACGTGTTGGCGACATAAAAAGCCCAGCACCACTTGCCGCGGCGCTTATACCAATGCTCAATCAGCCTGATACTGCGCGTCGCGGCGTTGACCCACTTGACCTCGCGATCAGGATTGGTGGTAAGATCGGCGTCACCCTGCGTGAGACCCTTAAGCTCTTCCTCTTTATCCGGGAACATCTGGATCGCTTCATCAACATCGATCCATTTTGAGATGCCCTCGTACAGACCATCGGCGAAATCAAGACGATAGGAAGTCGGGTCATAGAAGTATTCATCGCCGACGACCCACGGCAGCGCGATGTCAGGATCGCCTTGATCGCCTTCGACCAACACCATTTGAACGCCGGCGACGCCATCGATGCATGATTGCAACAGGCACCATGGATCAATGCCCTTCCAATCGTTTTCGTCGAGGACGTAGCGGATGACTTGCGTCGCGATATCAGCGCCGGCCTCGCTCTTGATGTGTCTCGGGAGGGCCTTCGGGTCGGATCGACCGCGCTCAACAAGCCCAACGATTGCATTAATCTTGCGCGCAATGCGATTGAAAGTTAGCTTCGGCTGATGGCGCTTGCGTAGGATTTTGATCTGGTCTGCGGTCCAGTGCGCGCCGTGATAATAGCGGCGGGCCTCTTTCTGCTCTTCGATCTCATCCGTCTTTGAATACAGGTAGTTGAGGTATTGCTCCTGCAACTTGCGGACGTCGAGAAATTGCGACTTGTCCTCGTCGCCGCCAGATAAGTCCGGCTTTCGACGCACGGCTTGAGCGCGCGGGTCAACGGTCTGCGACCGCGCGGCGCCCGACGCGAGCAACTGGCCGGCGATGTCAACCACGCGTTTTCGCCTTCATCTTATCAAGCTGCGTGCTGGACACGCGGCCTGATTTCGCCAGCATGTCCATCGTGCGCGCGGACGCATGCTTTTCCTCGGCTTCGGCCTCCATGTGCTTCTTGATCGCCTCCATGTATTTCTTATTCTTGGAGATCTTGTGGACGTGGTGGACATGGCGCGCGGCGTCGGCGAGTTCATGATCCTCCCACGGTCCATTAGGACGTTCGTGAGGCTCGGTGTACCGGTCCTTGGCCGGACTGTCCGTCGAGGTTCGAATATCTTCTCTCGGCATGGCTATGGCCTCCAATGACGAACTTCCCACCCGATCCTATCAGAGGCATATGGGTCTATGTAACCTAGCCCGCCGCCGGCCTTATGCTCGGAAAGAAACTTGTCCGCATCGGCTTTTGATTTGAATGTCGTCGAATCCACCACTTGGGCAACCCTTTTAGCCTTAGCTTGGGCAAGGGCGTTCTCAGACAAGCGCCCACTCTTAACGAGGTCAGCCTCTCTGCTCATGGCTCAAATCCATCCTTCTCGCGCGGCGATTTTGTCATACTGCTTCGACGAAATCTTGCCGGCGCGCATTGCTTCCTCAGCGGCAGATTGTTCTTTGGAGATTGGCTTGTCCGCCTTTTCGCCAAGCGCTTTTTTGAGGTTTTCGTAAGCCTCATCGATGGCTTCCAGCGGCTTCTCGACCGAGTAGCCGTCAACTAAAGCCGCAATGCGCTTGCATTCCGAGATCGCTTCCTCGGCGGTATTCCCTGTCGCAACCACGGCGCCGATTTCCGGCATGCCCGACCATTGTGGAATCACGTAGTACTCGCCGTCGATCACGGTGAAATTGCGCAGCTTGACGTTCTCTCGGATTTCTTCCGGGAACCGGACCTGCTGCCAGTTCTTGTCCGCCCAGTCCGACAGAAGCAGAACCTCGGCGCCCCATTTGTGTGTATATTCCGGCTCAATGACGATGCCCTCAGCGCCCCACCAGATGACCTCGGCTAGGTTACCTATCATTTCCTGGTAAAGCTCGCTGGGCGGGCTCCCAGCCCGCGAACATGGATCGATGAGGTACGCCTTGTCTTTGGTCTCCCTGATCTCGGTTGAGATAAATCCGCGGGAGCCGACGCGCTTCAATTCGGGGGCGAGCTTCTCGTTGACATCACGCACGTTCGGCGGCAGTTGATTGTACCGCATCGTGCGGCCGATATAGGCCTTGTCCTTGACCTCGACGCCGACGATGGCGCCGCGAGCAAACTGCCCGTCGATCGTAAACCCATCGTAGCCGATCTCGATCGCGTCGTTGATCCCCTCTTCGACGACAAACTCCATGATCTTTTTCTTGGCGCCGAGATTGTGTTCAAGCTCGTCAAGGCGGGGCTCGACTTCTTCATAGGTAGGAGCCCCAAACGTCTCCATGTCGCCGCGCGTGGCGCTGATCTTGACATATTGATCGTCGTTGGCCTTCAAGTGCCGGCGCAGCGCGTCTAAGCCGATGATCCGCTTGTACGGCCCGATGTCGATCCCGAGCCGCTTGCTGGTCTCCTTCGATTTTACGCGGTCAAGTTCCAACTCGGCTCCACCGGAGCGGCAACCCCAGACCCGATGCCCATGGCTGACGAGGTAATCCTGCATCGCGCCTTCGTAGACATCGGGGAAAACCCAGACGTCAACGTCGTCGATATGAGACCACGGATCCTCGACGCGCTCGATGTTATCAATACCCTTGCCGATCATTAGGGCATTGGATTTTGGGTAGCCGTTCGTCCAAGGCGCGAAGTAAAGGACGCGGCCAAACTCTTTCGATAGACGGATGGCAATTTCTAGGAACAAGCCGTTGTCGAC